AGAGTCTAACACAAACATACAAGGTTTGCGTTCGTCTTCAGGTTTTTTTAAGTATATATCAACTGCTTTCAGTGCTTTGGATCTAAACTCCTCAATTGTTACAACATTTACAACAACCAAACGGTTTAAGTCAATACCCCGACTTGCGATAAGAGACTTGTTAACAGCGGCTTCAGTGTCAAAATATAAACAATACCCATCAGGATTAGCATCAAGGTAGTTCTTGACGACTGCCAAGCTAAAAAAAGTTTTTCCAGTACTAGACTCCCCAGCAATGGCAGTAATCTTATTACCAGATACACCCCCAAATATACTACCTGAAACAAGTCCGTTAAAAATGTACGAACCCGTATCAACAAACTTTTCAGTGTCGTCAATATCCCTTGCGAGTCTTGTGTAGTCATCGCCAATCTCTTTTACAATCTCTTTCAAAAAATCCATTACAGTACAAATCCGAATCGTTCGCGAGCAATCTTTTTATATGACCCGCCAGGATTTTCCTCACGGATCTCTTTGATAGTATTCAGTTTTTGATACAGTGCAGCATCACCACCAAGACGCAATGCGCTTACAATCGTAGCAAGTTCCTTATCGTTGATAGGTAGTTCCATTAGGTGAAAAAGAGTTCTAGGTTTACAGTTTTTTCCACGTTCCATCCAATCGCATCAAGGATTGCTTTTAGTGGTTCGACAAAGGACTTTTCAAATTGTAAGTCATAGTCTACGTATTTGTCAATATTCAGTTCTTTGGGGAAGTCCTGAATGAAAGATATCACATTCTCATGTAAGATGTTTGGTTTCTTCAGATAGCAGAACTTAATCTTTTCTCCATTCTTAATCAGAGAATACTTATTATCAAGATTATTCTTCTTGATGTAATGGTTGAAAAGAAGTGCTCCGCGAACATGTATGGGTGTCCCTTTGCTATAGATGTCAGAGGAAGATTTGTACTTCACCACATCAGAAACTGATCGTGGAAAAGAGATTTGTTCTGGTGGCAGACTCTTGAACTCTGCACGAGATTTATCAATGAAGTCAATCACATCCTCTTCAGTACCAGTCATCATCAACTTCAGAGCATCCTTAATCATCTTACGACAAGGTGCTGGTGTAGATGACTTCACTGCTTCAATGCCCATCATCTTCAGTTTAGGATCTTCATAGCGAACACCTTCACTGTCCCACACATTAAGAATATATCGCTTCTTCGCAGTCCAAATACCACGATCAGCAATATTCTCACGCTTCATTTGCATTTTTTGGTCGTATGCCGAAACATACGTCGCCAAGTTCTGATAGCACTTATCGATGTATGGTTCAAACTTGTCTTCGCAGATCTTATCAAGTAACTCCACAACCTTTGCTTTATCGTCAGAGCGATTAGCAAGAAATTTATCAACAATAGGTCCGAGATTAAGATAGATTGAATCAGTGTCAGATGCAATGACGTAATCCTCATCATTCGTAGACAGCAGTTTATTTAGATACTCATTCATCTTCCGTTCTATCCAACGGATGGACACCTGACCGGAGAGCGTAATTGCTTCTGCATTGGCAAGTTTGTAGTACCTAAAATACTGATTACCGATAGCGCCATAAGCACTGTTAAGAGAGATCTTCTTAGCCATTTGGATATTGTTACACCGGGCAATCTCCTTCTCCAGTGCCTTGGTCGGGGTCTTTTCATATGCTTGTTTTGCTTGTAGCATTCGTTTCTTGAAAATCACCCTGTCGCCATACATCTTCTCCATCAGTTCTGGTAAGAAACCGCGAATATCTTTACGATACATCGCACCATTTGCACAAACAGCATTGCTCTTATAGAGCTCAAAGTTCATCTCCTCATTAAGGATTCGATCAACGTTAACCGTTGGGTGTCGTTCGTCAAGTAGGGTCTCTGGTGAGATGTTGTACTGCATAATGAGATGAGGATAAAGAGAGTTAAGGTCAAAAGACACAACCCAATCATACTTTCCTGGAATCGGTTCCTTGACATATGCGCCTGCATACTTCTCGTTCTTTGATGCTCTACTCTTTGGGGGAATAACAATGTCACGTTTCTTAAGATAATTGTAAATGATGTTGTCCCACATTCGGACTTGATAAAACACATCAGCATAGTTGACCTTAGCGTCATATGCCATGGTCAGTGCCAACTCAATGAGTTTCATCTTGTCTTCCAAGCGGTCAACAAGTTCCACATCCACTATATTATACTCAATAAACTTCTGCCAACCCTTTGTATAGAAATCTTTAAACGTATCAAACTCGCTGTGGTCTAGTTTCTTTTGACCAAGTTCCACCTCAGCTATGTAGTCAAGACGATAAGACTCTTGTGCCTTATATGTAAACTTCTTATACAAGTCAAGGTAGTCAAGCTGAGTTAATCCACCAACGTCAAAGGTAATCTGCTTACGTCCCTGAATATAAATCTCACCTTCAGTCACAAGACCCCAGGTAGAGAAACGCTTCATCAGTTTCTCACCAAGGACACGATTCAATCGCTTACAGATATATGGAATATCAAACAGTTGAATGTTCCATCCAGTCACCACATCGGGGACATCCTGCATCCAGTAACTAATAAAGTTGTTCAGTAGTTCATGCTCTGTATGACAGTGATGATAAGTAACATTCTTTTGCTTATTAACAAAAGGTTTCACACCCCAAGTAATAATATTCTTAGTAGTATAGTCCTGAATTGTAATCGCAAGAATCTCTTCTGATGCAGATTCTACATCAGGAAATCCATGCTCAGCAGTTGTTTCGATATCAAGAGTGACAAGTTTAATTTGACTAATATCGAACTTGATCTCATCTTCGGGATACTTTTCTGAGATGTATTGATAGATATATCGATCATTTCCATAGATTGCAAATCCATCTACCTCATCATATCTTTTATAAAACTCTCGGCAATCACGGACGCTACCGGGATGAACTTCTTCTACAGACTCTCCACTTAATGTCTTGTACTTGGAATCTTTTTTTGATTTTACAAATAAAGTAGGGAAGAACTCATCTCTGTGCTCATATCGTCTTCCATTTTCAACACCACGGACCAAAAACTGATTTCCAATAAGTTGAACATTAGTGTAAAACTTCATTCGTCTTCATCAAAAAAAGAACCGAACATACCGCTAGAACCAGGTTTTCTGTCTTCTAGCATATCCATAATTTCATTCATCTTCTTACATTGTTCCATTGCATTTAGAATATCTGCAAGATGCTTTACTACCATGGGTTTTTCATTCACAGCAGCAGACTTGATTGCAGCTCGCATATGCGATTCTGCTTCAAGCAGATGGTCAAGTGTTTGGTTGGAAAGTGCCATTATTTTGTTAGGTCCTCGTATTTTTCTAGTAGAGTGGGTGTGGGTTCAGTCAGGGTGAGAATCTTATCAGAACTAATCATAAAAACATCTTGACGGGTTGCGTTGCTCAACCATGATTCTAACATCCCATCACTATTTAAGACGAAGGGATTGGTCAGTTTGCAATCTGGTTCACCAACATCAGCACCAACCTCTTCAATCTGTGACACCAACACCTGGTTGGTCACTAGCAGTAGGACTCGAATCATCTTCGGGTTTTCCATAGTTCAATACATCCTCAACATACATTTCTTCTAGTTTTTGAACTGGAGTTACCATTGTAACCAACCAGTCAGCAGGGACAGGAATCCGTTCATCTGCTGATAGTGGCATCCATGGAAGAAGAGAAACTTCAAATCCAGATCGTGTTGTCTTCTTATCTTGATTAAGAACACCCGGGTTCTTCATTTTAACAACACAAGGTCTATTTAGAAAGTACCCTACAACCCGTTGATCATCATCGCTTTCACCAGGCACTGACATTTCAGCAACATCAGAGATAAGTTCTTCTCCTGACTTAAGTACAAGCAGTTTGATTGTCATATATCAACCTCCCAGTTTCTTAATTTGCTCTTCCAGTTGACGCAACACATCTTCCTTGGTGTATGCGCCACGTTTTTCTTTTCTTTTCTCCATCTCGTCTTCAACCTTTTGAGTGATAGAGGCGTGACGACGAATCTCTCCACCCATGGACATTTGATTTTTGGTTTGATCCATGCAGAACTTCAGTTGCATCAGTTCCATGTCATCAAATTCAAGCATGATTAATCTCCTTTTCATTCATTATATCAAGAAAAAAGAGGGGCGTCAACTGGATTTTGCCAGTTGCCCCTCTGCGGCGACGATATTCAGTTTTATTTATTACCAGGGAATTAATTCATTATCAATACTTGATTCTGTTTTTGGTGTTAGTTTATATGCTCCGAATGTCGCTGAACCAATAATGGCGAGAGTTGCTAAGATTGCTAAGATTGCCATAATGATACTGTGCATAGTACTCAATTATTTAGATTAAGTGTATCATATTGATACACTTTTGTATAAAACACGGCAAAACTCAGTTAGGACATCAGAACCAGTCCTTTCTTTTATGTGCTTCTGGGATAACCTTACCGAGAGTAATACTCAGTAACCCATCCTCAAATACAACTGATCTAACTTCCGTTTCATCTGAGAGGGTCCAAGATCTGGTGAAAGATCTCTGAGCCACTCCTCTGTGGACATAATCGTTGTTAGTTTCTCCATCTTCTCTTTGCCCTTCGACAAAGAGTTTACCGTCTTGCGTGTAGACATTTACTTGCTTCTTTTTAAATCCTGCTAGTGCTAGTTCCAGTCTCGATTCTACGTTGCTGACCGTGACTAGATTGTATGGTGGATAATTAGACGTTGTTTCGTGCAGCGAAAACAGACGATTAAAGTATTCATCCATACCTATACTGTTTCTATTTATGCGATCTAGCAAGGCAGGCAGATCCGCAGTCGTATACCTCGTGAGGTTTCCCATTGTACTTCTCCTTTTAAAGCGAGATTTGATTGTGTGGACCCTTTCGGCATCCGATATATTTATAGCATAGACACAAAAAAACGGGGTAGTGAACCCCGCATCTTTTTATTCGGTTTACTTCAGTTAAAGTTACGATTCTTGACTTTGATCAAAGGAATGGTTGATTCATTCTCAGTATCCTGAGCAACAGTGCGATGCTGACAGTCAGGATGGTTCCAAGCAAAATCTCGACGATTCTTATCCGTGAGTGCTTTGCCTTGAATATTGAGAATACGATCTTCCAAACTCTCCAAATGCATAGAGAAGAATTTGTCTCTCTTTGAACCAAGAGTTTCTTTTCCCATAGGAATGGGAACAGTGAAGATGATGTGAAGTGGTTTGTCTGCCCCAGCAGCAAGTGATGCGACATTTAGAATTGCACCAATACGAGACTCAAAGTTAGCCGCATTGATGCAGATGGTGGTCTCATCATTATTATCCCAGTATTCTACGACCCAAGTTTCTTCCTCAGAGTATTCCTTCCGAATGAGTTTCAAGAGTTCATTGACATTATCGTTGTTAAGTTCACGATAACGAGAGGAAGATTTCATGTTTTTATCAAACATGCAATCAGAGTACAAAGAGTTTACAATGTCATCTCTCTGCTTATCAGTCAGACCAGGACCTTGAATACGAACTTCATCACGGATGGTTTGTTTATCATACTCACCAATCTTTTTCAGAGCAGCACGTACTCCCTCTTTGACATCATCCCTAGTCGGTTCACTATTGAACAGACCTTCGACATGATTAGAGACATTTGCAAAACGAATCTTTGCCAACTCGTTTTCAAACTTAACGCCCTGATGCATCCAACCAGGAATATTACGAATCCTAGATACTCCACGACGGTGAGCACCATTGTTAGTTTCGTCAGTTTCCACGTCATAATAGACAACACGACTAGGAATAATCCCCTTAGTTTCAATCTCATCAGAAAAATGAATAACTGTAGATTGCTTGAAGTTCTTACGCCCAGGATTATTCCAAGATGTAGTTTCAGACCACAGTTTCATATGAGGGTCTCCAACCAATTCTACTCCAGGAATATCATGAGTAGATGGTTTCTCCCAGTTTTCAGGGTTGCAGTGTTCTGGACGCCAATCGGCAGACAGAAAATCTGCATCAGACACTTCAGTGTTAAAGAATTTAGAAATAGTCATATCAATTTGATATACAATAGTTATCAAACAAGACGTACCGTCCGAAGACGTATCATGCTTGACCTCCATATTATAAGGGAAAACCCCAGGAGTGTCAAGCACGTCCTGGGGTTCGGGTTTCCGACTTTCGTAGAGACCGCACGAAAGGTCTCGGTCTTATTTATTCAGTTTCCTGGGTCTTTCCTTTCTTACCGATGTTGTACTTCTGCTCTAGGATCCAGTCGTTCTTATCCTTGTATGCAAGCACCTTGATCTGGTTCAGAGGGGCGATATCTGCCACGCTATCAGGACTTACCACCGTAATGAGTCCCCAGTCTGCTAAGAGGCGTGTGATGCGATTACGGCGCTGTACGTCGTTCACTGTGAGGTTTGCTCTCTTACCATCCAGGGCAAAAAGTT